TTAAAACAACTGACGCAACTGTAGTAACAATATTTAAAGTTAACCCCTTGTTTGGCACTAGAGTCCAGTATCGAGCCTATACAAAGACGGGGCGAGATAAAACAAATGATGGCTTGGATGTAGGTCTTTTTACTTCTAATCAATCAAATAACCAAGATGTAGTAGCTTTAATGGCTGGTGATATTCCTTGCGGTAGCTACAAGGCGGCACAGTCAGAAATTGGACTTTGGTATATTGAAAAAGGCATGACATTTGGCTGTAGAATTAGTGTACCGCCTGACCCCAGTAGGTTTATAGGGCAGATTACGGTAGGTTGGGATAACCCCCCAGCCGAATTAGAACAAGCAAAAGCCATGCTTTTTATTGCTGCAACTATGTTATCAAGGAGTAAAAAATGATTCCATTAATGGCACTAGTCGATGTTGGGATGAAAGTTTTAGATAAGTTTATTCCTGACCCTGAAGCCAAAGCCAAGGCCCAAGCTGAACTATTAAAAATGCAACAAGAGGGCAGGTTAGCTGAGTTAAACGCTGACATGAACGAGCAAAACAATGTATCAGACCGTTGGAAAGCTGATTTAGGTAGTGATTCTTGGTTATCTAAAAATATACGCCCCATGTCTTTAGTAGCCATTTTTGCTGGTTATTTTCTTTTTGCCATGATGTCTGCCTTTGGCTACGATGCTAAAGAGTCGTATGTAAACCTGTTAGGTCAATGGGGTATGTTAATAATGAGTGCGTATTTTGGTGGTCGCACCCTTGAAAAGATCATGGATATGAAAGCCAAAAATGAACCTAAGTAATAACTTTACCCTAGACGAACTGACCCATACAGATCACCGTCAATTTGACAATACGCCCAATGCCTCAGAAATGGCTAACCTTGTACGCCTAGCTGGGTTCTTAGAGGAAGTTAAAACCGTATTGGGTGGCAAGCCCGTCATGGTCAATTCAGCCTTTCGTTGCAAAGCCGTGAATGATGCGGTAGGATCAAAGGACACAAGCCAGCATCGTATTGGGTGTGCCGCAGATATTCGTGTACCAAGTATGACCCCCGATGAAGTCGTAAAGGCTGTGATTGCATCGGGGATAGGATATGACCAACTTATTCGAGAATTTGACCGCTGGACACATATTAGTGTGCCTAGTACTGCTGGCGATAGTCCTCGCAGGCAAGTTTTAATAATAGATAAAACGGGGACTAGACCTTATTAAATAATTGGGTTTCTAGCAATACCATTGGCTCTACATCTTGCCAATCGTTTCTGTCTTTTCTGCCGTTTACGACAAACTTTAAGCCTTCAAACTCGGTAAATTTTCTATACCAAATACTATCCGTTGTTTTAAGAACTAAAAAAAAGGGTAATTTTGTAAACTCTACTAAAGTTTTGGCAGATATAAATTTACCAAGACTTATAAAATACCCCCCACTCATGCGGTCAAATTGCGCTAATTCGTAGTTTAAACACTTAATTTCACAAAACCCTGCAATCTCTTTATTCCGTGTAAGGGTATAGTCAAGCCCATATTTAATAGGCATTTTAACTACTTCACACTTCCATTTTTGCTCAAGTAAAGAGGCAACATCCCTCTCTACATTAAGATTCTTTTGGGTTTCGTAAAGCGGCCTCATATTGCATAGCCGTGCATTAGGTAGTTAGTCCCAAAGAACACTACGCAAAACAAGACTGCTGCCACACCGCCCCAAAAGAACATACGAATAGACTCAATACGCTCCTTTTTCTTTTCTGCTTCCCGCAAACGCTTGTAAGCCTCTAAGTCACCCCAGCCCTTATCAAGCATCCTTTGGCGGTCAGTAAACTTACGCTGGGCCTTATAAAACAACTCTGCATCTTTTTCGCTTTTTAGCATGGCTATCTCCTAGTGAAATATCTTGTAACGGGGATTGCAGGTAACCTCAACAGGTACATCACTCATAACCCCGTTGATCCTGCGCTTGGCGGTAATAACTACAGGTCTAGTTCCTGCATCCTCACACTCGGTAATGCCTAAAATGACCTGCGCCCGACTCATGTGAAACGCCTGTTTGTCAGTTTCTAAGCTGACATTGGGTGGTTCAAACGAACTACAAGCGGTAAGACTTAGCAGACTTAGCAATAAAATTGGTTTCATAAATATCCTTATGCCCCCGTAGGGGCGTTGGTTAACGGGCTGTAACTTTGAGGGTAATAACTGCGGTGGTTTTGGTGTGCTTCTCGATTAACTCGGCAGGTACATTAGCTTCAGCGTACACAGCCTTGTTATCTACTGTCTTACGCTGGGATAAAGTCACGCAGGCTTTGTAAAGATTGCCCTCGATGTGACCTTCTTCCTGCTTGAGTTCGGTCTTGAGTGCTTCTGCTTGGGCTTCTAAGTCAGCGATTTGTGCCAAGAGCATACCGAGCTGGTCAACTTTGGTAATTTGTAGGTCTAATACTTGCATTTGAATCTCCTTATCTATCTCACTCCCCAATGGAGTAATGACAGTATAAGTTAAGATTACTTAACAATGCAACAGATAAATAATAACCTTACAAAAAAATGGGGTACTTGCGGGGCTAATGTATGTGAAGCATATAGAATCCGCTTTCCCCCTTCCCGTGAAGGAAGTCCCATTATATTCCGTTCTTTATTTGGTACACCCGCAGTAGATGCTCAAAGCATTCCCAGCCCTTTTGGAGTCGGTCTTGCTCTATTTCTATCAACTTGACCTGATCGGTATTAGCGTTGACAAAGACGATAGCGCACCTAGCCGTTGGAACGCCTAGACCCTCACGGTAGGCTGCTAATTGCATCTCATGTTCAAAGTACACATCTACTTTGTCTAAGTCGGTATCCTTGGTCTTAAAATCGACTATAAAGCCCGTCTTAGCCATTAAGTCGCATTTACCACCATACCCTAGCGGATGCCCAAAAGACTGCTCAGAGAGCCACAATTGCTTTCCAAAGGCATTTTCTAATGTTTCTAGAATTTTGTTAATGTACGGGGGTTTTTCAGGCATATAGACACCCTCAAACCAAGTTTGGATAAGGGCGTGGATCGCAGTCCCCCGTTCCGCAGCTTCCCTACCCGTAGCCTTACTATCCTGCATTACCCGTTTTAGCCAATCAGCTTCGGGTTCGTCAGCCAATCTAGGCAGCGTTAAAGCGGCTAAGAGGACTTGTTGTTGCTTCCATAAATCAAGCCCTGCACTCGATAGTTGGCGGATAATTCCCGTAGTACTTGGCAAAAGTCCGAGTTTCCGTGCGTCACGGAGCGTTGTTGCCCGTTCCCCAGTTTTGCCGATAGTTGTGTAGGCTGGACTGCCATCTTTCTTGTACCAATGACCTGATTCACTTAATTTCTCCTTAACTATCATAGTGTCCTTAGAATGGAATATCATCATGTAAATCATTGTCTATCTTAGGAACATTCTTTTCACGCTCCTGTTGACCCCGCCATTCGCTACTCTCCGCTATCTTTTCCTTATAGTACTTAGGAAGCGCATCGTATTCTTCCTGTTTAAAACTTTGTATCCAAAAGATTTTGGTGGGGTTAATGCCTTCAGGTTGGGCGTTACGCAAGGCAGACGGCACAGGACTAATACCTGAGATATTAGCGTACTTACCATCCTCTGAATGCGTGATATTAACCATGCAAAACTTACCCAGTAAGCCTTTAAGATCAAAGTTCTTACGATCTTCTGCTGTCATTTTTTTGTTTGACCATGCCTCTAAATCTTGGCGTAACCGTGCTTGATCGCCTAAACTAACTGTATACCGTTTGGATACGATTAATGGCTTACCATCGTCTGTTTTTAGAGGTAGACCTGCATCATCATCCCCGTGCAGTTCCCAAGTTAATACGACCTTGTGCATGATCTTGGTTTCACCTGCCCACTCGGTAGCTTGGTGGCCCAAGTCAATTACGGAATAAAGCCGTGCCATATGCAAGCCAGCAGGGGCTATCTTAAAATCTCGTTGAGTATCAGAAATAATCATTGTGTTCTCCCGTATGGGTTTAAGTCGTTAAATACACCTTGTAAGAAATCCCGTTGACGGTTAACTGGCGCAAAGCCACAGCCATAACGCAGTAAGTCAATTTGTTCTTTAGATAAGTCTATGCCACCTTCTAGCACAGTAAAGATGCGTTCAAGTTCACCTTGAAGCTGTAGTAAATCATTGGTTTGCGATTCTATTTCACTCATAAGAGTTCTCCTATTAACACAGCATATGCTGTACCACCATATTAACTTAACTTAATAAATAATGCAAGAAATATGTTAAGATACCTTATGCCATTAAATTCAACCGCTATCATTCGTCTACTTGGTGGGCCAACAAAAGTTGCTAAGTTGCTAAATATTAGCGTTCCCGCTGTGTCTATGTGGCAAAACGGGGAGATACCTTACGATAAGCTGGTGATCTTAGCGGCAACCCTTGAGCAACAAAGCCACGGGTTAGTTAGCAGAAAGACCCTATTTCCTGAAACTTATAAATTAATATGGCCTGAGTTAGATTGATGTATACTATGTGTGCAGAGTGAAGTCTGTTTTGTAGTTACCTCTAAGCACAAGACCCTTTCGGTCTGATCTGTGTGTTTAGTAAATGGTTTAGAGGCATTTATTAAGCAACTTCACCATAGATCAGTCCAAAAGGGTTTTTCTATTCTGCCTAGCCCGTTCTCAAGCGTGTTGCAACGGTAAAGGCTGTAAATACCCCTAGAAACTACTAGCGCAATTGCGCCTCATTTAGCCGTATTGCTTGGCTACCTAAGAGAACCGTCCTGTATGGATAGACCGATGATGTGATAAAGACAGACCTAGGCACGACAAAGACATCGAAGCAATATATACACCTCAGAACTAAGCAAGACTGACAAGCTATTCCTCATAGTAGGGATAGCTATGCCCTTGAATCTTGCAATCCTGACAAAAAAACAACACTAAGGGTATATCCCTAGTAAATAGTTCTTGATATAGTTAAGATAACTTAATAAACTGGTGTTACTCAATACCGAGTGAGATAGGAGAAACAAATGAAATACATGGCAATTGAAAGCAAAACTCAAAAAAATGTGCGTTTTCGTGCAACAGCATATTATGATTTTTCCGCTTTTTTAGATGAAGTTATGTGGGCTAATGAAGAATCAAGCTGGACTTATTATGTTGAAAATGTCATGGTTTCTTATGAGCAAGCCCGTGCCGCTGTTGACCAAGCATATGCTGACGCTAAAGCTAAAAAAGAATTAACCCACAAGCGTGTACGCATCAGCGTTGGTGCTACTTGCCTTCCAAATACTTACAGAGAAGTTTGGGTCAAGAAGTGATCGAAACCATAATGACCGTTTTCTTATTAGCGACATTTATCATTTCTATTGCAGTTATGATAAGTGCCGCTTTTTTCTACTACTGGATGGATAAATGAGCTTTCAAGACTTCTACTCCCTCTATCCCCGCAAAATGGCTCGTAAAGACGCTGAACGGGCATGGAACAAGCTAACCCCTACACAACAAGCAGAGTGCCTAGAAGCCCTGCCTAATTACCTTAAATACTGGAAGATTAAAGAAACCCAAAAAGACTATATCCCGTACCCTGCCTCGTTTTTGAACGCTGAACGGTGGACTGATGAACTTGACCTAGAACCCAATAAAAAGCCTGAATTACCGTGGTATTCGACTGAGGAGTTAACCACTCGTAAAGCGCAGGAAGTCGGATGCCCTGCCTACGGTGGAGAAACTTGGCAAGCATGGCGGGCTAGGATCAGCCAAAAGATTAAGCAATTAGATGAGCAGCTATAAACAAAAGATTGAATATTTGGCCCAATCTTATATAGCCATTGCCAAGCGTACCCGTAATTGGGATAGGGTAAAAGAATTAATTGAATGCAATAAAGACACAGAAGAATCAGTTAAACAAAGAATCAAAGAACTTTTAAGGAAAAAATGAATGAGTTGGCTCTTTTCGCAGGTGCTGGTGGCGGAATACTTGGGGGAAAACTCCTTGGATGGAGAACCGTCTGTGCCGTTGAATGGGAACAATACCCAGCTTGCGTACTGTGCGCCCGACAAAATGACGGAATTCTCCCGCCTTTCCCGATTTGGGATGATGTTCAAACCTTTGACGGAAAGCCTTGGCGAGGAATTGTTGATGTTGTATCGGGCGGGTTTCCATGCCAAGACATCTCCGCAGCAGGCAAGGGGGGGGGTATTGAAAGCGAAAGAAGTGGAATGTGGAAAGAGATGGCAAGGATTATTGGCGAGGTACGACCCCAATACGCATTCATTGAGAACAGTCCAATGCTCACTTCTAGAGGACTTGAACGAGTGCTTGCAGACTTGGCCCAAATGGGGTTCGATGCGGAATGGGGAGTGCTTTCAGCAGCCGATGTGGGAGCAAACCACCTCAGAGAAAGAATATGGATTGTTGCAGAGAATACCAACACCGGATGCAAATATGGGAAAAAGGGGAACGCAAGAAAATTGGCAACCAGTAAGGCCAAGCGGACAACCAGCACAATACCCAATAAACCAATATTTAAGGGACTTGACAAAAACAACTGGAAAACCGAACCCGATGTGGTGCGAATGGTTAATGGGATGGCCGATGCAATGGACAGACTTAAAGCCATTGGAAATGGACAAGTCCCACTTTGTGCAGCAACAGCATGGCAATTACTAACGGAGAGATTAGATGAGAGAAATTGACCCCAATAAATGTATAGACTTTATCCTTGAAAACGCTGGAAAGTACGCAGCAGCCAAGGGTGAGTTAGCCCAGCTAGAAACCTTTAAAAGCAGCCTTAAAGCCATAATGATGCAGAAGTCAGGTGAGCAGACCATTGGGGCGCAGGAACGGGAAGCCTACGCCTGTCAGGAGTACCAAGACTTATGCAAAGCTATAGGAACAGCTACCGAAAACGCTGAAAAGCTGAAATGGGAATTAGAGGCAGCAAGACTACGCCACGCTACATGGCAGACCTTAGAAGTATCTAACCGCAACCAAGATAGGATATTGAAATGATTGTTCTATGTGATGAATTTGCAGTATTAAAAAAGTTAATCCGAATGTATGACGATGCCCTCAAGGTCAACAACCCCATACAAATGATGGAAATTGCCGTAGACATTGCTGAATCCGCTGAAAAGCTAGAACAACACAGCGTAGATCATGCCAATCTATCGGAATAAACATCTACTAGAAATAGTTAGATACTTGCCCTGCCAGCATTGTGGGGCTAATGATGGCACAGTAGTTGCCGCACACTCAAATCAACTTAGGGATGGAAAAGGCCGTGGACTCAAAGCACACGATTACAGAATTGCCGCATTGTGTTTTACCTGTCACACAGAAATCGACCAAGGTGCAACACTTAGCAAAGCAGAGAGATTGGAACGGTGGGAAGAAGCGCACCGAAAAACGATTGCCCAGTTATTTGAATCAGGGGTTTTACATACCAAGTTTTGAAGAAATGACCCAAGAAGCTATGGAATTGTTAAACTCTCTTAATGTTGATCCTAACCCTACCCCTACCCCCTTCCGTCAATCACTACTGGGGGAGTCATGGACACAGGCGATTCGTAAGCAAGGCGGGCAAGGAGTTTAAAGCCCAAGTCAGCGACTATGTGGTGGAATACAAAGTACCCAAGCTAGGCACAGCACGCTTAGAGATGCAAGTCACCCTGTACCCAAAAGATAGACGCAAACAAGACATTGATAACAGAATCAAAGCCCTTTGGGATGCCCTAGCCGATGCTGGTGTATTTGACAATGATGAACAGATTGATACCCTGATGGTACAGCGTGGCGCAATAAAAAAAGGTGGTGGATGTATGGTAATAATTGAAAAAATAGGGGAAAATACACCAATAACATAAGGATTCGTATGGAAAACTGTGCATTATTTGTAGCTACATTACTACATTCTGCGACCAATACGCACTTCTTTCATTGGTCTACCGACAGCTTTTCAAAGCACAGCGCACTTGCTGGATACTATGACGGCATCGTAGAACTGACAGATACCTTTGCTGAATCCTATATGGGCAAGTATGGCAAGTTCACCGCTTTCCCTAGCGCATATCACCAGCCTAAAGACCCAATCCGCTACATGGAATCTTTGCAAAAGTTTGTGGCAGAAGCCCGCCAAGACTTGCCCCAAGACAGCGAATTACAAAATATTATTGATGAGATCGCAGACCTTATCAACACTACCGCATACAAACTAAAGTTCTTAAAATAAGGATATATATGCCACTCGTCAAATCAGGCAGTAAAGAAGCAGTCGGCAAGAACATCAAAGCCGAGATGAAGGCTGGAAAACCTAAGAAACAAGCCGTAGCCATAGCACTTAGCGTTGAGCGTGAGAACGCCAAAGGTGACCGCAAAGCCAAGCTAGAAGATGCTTACGCTAAATACATTGAGGAAAAGGCGTGAGTAGAAGGGATGACATTCGTGCGGCAGTAGAAAAGCACGATAAACCTATCCCCAAGACCACTACGGGTAAGGGTAAGAACTACCTGCCCACAGACCAAGGCGCAGGAATGACCGCCAAGGGTCGTGAAGCATACAACCGCAAGAACAGCGCTAACCTAAAAGCCCCCGCCCCAAACCCCAAGACCGATGCAGATAAGGGGCGTAAGGCATCTTTCTGCGCCCGCATGGGTGGTGTAGTCGCTAATAGCAAGAACGCTGAACGAGCAAAAGCATCTATGAGGAGATGGAACTGTGGCTAAACAAGGACTATACGCAAACATCCACGCCAAGCGGGAACGCATTAAGGCTGGATCGGGCGAAAAGATGAACAAGGTGGGCAGTAAAGATGCTCCATCCGCTAAAGACTTTAAAGAATCTGCTAAGACTGCTAAACCCAGCAGAAAAGATATGATCCGTGAAAAGATGAAAGATATGTAATGGACATGAATCGGTTAGCCCAAATCTTGCGTATGCAACCTACCATGGATTCTGCTGGCTATCCTATTGACCAAAACCGCCCAATCGTCTTTGACAAAGGTGGTTATGAACCGCACACAGAATTAAGCATGACCGCTACAGGGCAAGAACTTGGTCTACCCAACGGCAACGCTAT